ACCTTTTACTTCAGTCAATCACTAGGAGTAGAAGGTAAGTTCTTTAGAGATTTAATAAATCTAAAGGCTCAACCAGAAATAAGACACAGAAGCGTTGATAATAAAACATTAATATTTGGTAACCTTGGTATCAGAGGTCAATATGAAATAACACCAAAACTCATTCTTAATTCTACCGATTCATTTTCTCATTTAGAAAGAGAGCCAAGTGACATTGATGATGATCTAGATGTGACTTACTTCATGTATAAGAGTTCGTACATGCTGACGTGGAAACCTCGGCATCTCTTAAAAGTTAAAGGTGGTTACGAAAACCATATTAAACGTTGGTCAGAAAACTTACCAGTAGGAGTTGGCGCTGAGTTAACTAACGGCGACTTTACTAAAGATGCATTTACGTTTGGCGCAGAACAAATTATTGGCAAACGTTTTATTCTAGAGTTAATAGGCAAGAAATCATTTTTAGATTATAGCGGAGTTCGTGGAGCAATTGATACTAATACATATTATGCACAATTTTCGTACATAATGAATCCATCAACTATCATAAAAATAAACTATGGCGTGATCGATGCATTGATTGAAGATCAATATGGTGCGCTAACTGAATATTCGACTCCCACGTATGGGGCAAATATAACATACTTTACCGAAAAGGGCACAGTGATTTTATTAGGCACCGTGTACGAAGTGCTAGATTCATCTGTTGCGTATTGGAATATGAAAGAGAATTTAAAAACATCTCTTATGATGAAATATCCAATAACGCCAAAACTTGAAGTAAACGTAATGGGCGCCCATCTCCTTACCTCATACAAAGATATTGGTAATCGATACAATGCTGGGTTAGAACGCGAAGAAGAAGTCTTTATGTCGAGTATAACTTTTTCTTGGAAATACAACGAGAGCCACTATGCTGAAATTGGTTATCAAGGTTTACATCTATTGAACAAAGATGCCGACGTTTTTAAGAATAAAGCATTCGTTGGGTATCGCTGGAATTTTTAATTAGACCCGCCAAAAGTCTCATAAATAATAAACTCTGGTTGATTTTGTTTCTCTTTATATTGGTTGGGAAAAACAGTTACGGGATGTTTCTTGCCGTCTATGAAGACATAACCAGCTAAATATTTTCCATTTTTACCCTCTTTTTTCCAGAAAGCGCCCCGTTGTTGTTCCGTCCATTTACTCATTAATATCCATAGTAAGCTGGATAGATGAAAATGTCAAGTTAAATTTTAAACATCTTGCTGCAGAATCAACTTAGATCCATTTTCTTGAAGCATGAAATCGCCATCTTGAAGCTCTAAATAGTCTGATACACCTACGCTCGGAGACCCAGCACCAAAGAAATCGTCAAAATTTAAAGGCCTAAAGCCTGCGTCAGTAGGTTGTATTATATGACTATATAAATTGTTTTCATCTAGTTTTCTATTTAATTGTTGTATAATTTTAGTAAACATGTGAAAATTTTGAACGTCTCCAGTTGGATAATCAGCAGCCAAAGAGGATATTCTGCTTGGAAAAGACGTTGAGCCCTCTCCTGTTAAGGGTACTGTGCTAGTCGAGCCTTTAATTTCGCTTCTTAACAAACTTGGATTTTCGGACATATATATATATTACACTCTTTTTGGTTATTTGGGTTTGTTAAAATAATCTTCATAGTTCACTTTTAAAAGGTATTGATGATTATATAATTTATTTATTAGGGGGTCATTTATTTCAAGTTCCTCAGTAGAGCGGAAGAATATTTGATTGTGTTTTTTAAACGATAAAAACTTTTCTCTATTCTCGTCTAGTGGCAAAATAGCCTCAATGAGCCCCATATCTTTCGTTTTTAAAAAGAATTTTTCGAAAAATACTCTTACAGTATGCATATTGTAGTCGCCTAAATCATAGTTCCAGAAGAATATGTCCATAAAAACCCTTTTTTCGTGAACGTAACCAAGGGCTCCGCAAACAATATCCTCTTTATTTTTTAAAAAAAGCTTAAAGTTTTTATCGTCGAAGAAAAGCTCGTCAAAATTTAATTTAAACTCTTTCGGGTCAAAATTATTAATAATTTTTTTAAATTGTCTTCTAGCTAATAAATAAGACTGAAGATAGTTCGATTCTTGTGTGAATTCATGTTTTTCCATATTAATCAAAGTATAATGTTGTTTTATCTTTATAATTACTATAAGTATCCAAGTTAAAGCCCAAAGCTATCATTTTGTGCACCATTTCATGATCGTACATATTTGAATTGATTTGATTGATTGTTTCATTATCTTTATACATTTTTGTGTATTTCTCGCCTACATCGTAAATCTTTTCTCTTATTTTATTAGATGAGCTCCTGCAATATTCTTTGCAATGTATTTGAGAAAGGTCTTTTTTTAAAAAATAAATTTTAATTTCATCATTTTTTATATCCCAGCCTACTCCATACCAATCAAAACCAGTTGGGGCTTTGGGAGATATATTTAGAGAATTTAACATATTTAACGCGTTTTTCTCAAATAAACCTGGATTAGTTTTTGTTCCCACAATAAATCGAGAAGTGTTAGTTAAAGAGCCTTCAACACTAACAACAAAGCAGTAACAAGAAAGATGTTCGTTATCAAGAATATCTTCTTCGGTTATATTGCTCAAAGTCTCTGTGATAAAATCATATTCTAATCTATTTGTATTGGATAAAATTGAATATATATTTTTTTGATATATATAAAACAAATCTTTAATTCTTGGCAACATAATATATTATAAACCAAGCAAACGAAGTGTAAAGAGTAATATGGCAGAAGGAATAAATAAAAAAGTAGCATCTGAGGCGATGTCTCTGGAGCCTAGTCAGATATTGGAATTTTATCTGATATATTATGGTTGGCCAGAAGATCAAAACAGCGTGCTAGCTTTAACTCCTATGCGGCCTGGGATGTCGCGCCCCAATGGTAGCTCCACCCTATCAGCTAGTAGAATAGTGTGGCAAGGTCAAGAATTTGTATCCTACCCAATGGAAACTAGCGGCTTTGAAGTAAAGGGCGACAATAGCCTCCCTAGGCCGAGATTAAAAGTAGCAAATATAGAATATGCCATATCAAAGTATTTAAAAGTGCATAATAATTTAATTGGGGCAAAAGTGGTAAGAAAAAGGACTTTTGCTAGATTTTTAGATGATGTCAATTTCCCAGCAGGAAAAAATCCATATTGGAATGTAGATACTCAAAATAGCGAGGCTTCTTCGACTTCCTATTTACCAGATCAAACTTATTATATAAACAGGAGAACTACAGAAACAAAAGATCTAGTAGAGTTAGAATTATCTACTGTTTTCGAATTAGATAATAAATTTTTACCAAACAGAAATGTTTATTCAAAGTATTGCACATGGATATATAGAGGATGCGGGTGCCTTTACAATAGTATACCTATAAGGACAACAAACGATGAACTATTTAAAGATTCTAGTGGTACTGTCGTACCTATCGACAAAGCAAACTATAAAAATAGATGGGATTCCTTGGAGACATACGGTAAGGGGGATCATGTATATATAGAAATAGCCAACCATGACATTTCTGATGATGATTCAGAAAGCTCTATAAATGGCGCTTCGATAAAACCCTTGCGAACTTTTTATGTCTGTGTCGAATCTAGCGTAAGTGGAAATGAAAATTTCCCGCCAATATCCGACAAATGGCAAAGAGATGAATGCTCTAAAAAAATATCAGCTTGTAAGCTAAGATTTGGCAAAAAAGGATTAAGATTTGGAGGATTTCCAGGAACTCATGCATACCAACCCAGAGGATAGTCTTGTAAATAGTTTAGTCGAATACGCCAATACAGACTTAAAAAAAGAAGTTTGCGGCTTTATTTGTTATAAAAATAATGAACTATTTTTTAAACCAGCGAAAAATCATTCGCATGATGATGATATATTTTTAATTAATCCAGCGGATTTTTTGCAGGTAAAATTAAACGAGGGTTTATTAGCTATATTCCATACTCATGTAAGCGGTAGAGAGGATCCATCTGAATACGACATACAGAATTCAAAAAATTGCCTTTACCCGTTTTTAATATATTCTTTGGCTACAGAGAGGTTTCATTTATTTGATATGCCCAATTTCAAAAGATCAGAAAAAGGTGTAATAATGTTAAAGGAGCTTTTGGATGACTAATGTAATTATACACGGAGAATTTGGAGAAATTTATGGAACAAATCATAAATTTAAAGTAAGTAAGCTTTTAGAGATTACTAATGCTTTGCAGGCGAATAATCCAGGAGTTAGAGATTTTTTGCTTTCTAAATTTAAAGAGGGTTTGAGTTATGCATTTATAGACCCCAAAAACCCAAATAAAAAATGGGAAACAGTAGACGAATTATCTTCAGCTAACGCTCCCGAAGAAATACATATTGTCCCAACCATAACTGGCGCGTTTGTTTTTACTGCGATAGCGGCCGCTGTAGTGGGTATCGGCGGCTTTGTGGCGGGCGCTTTAGGCGCTTTGGGAACGGCTTTAGCAAGTGGTGGCTTTTTAGCTAATTTGGCCGTTGGAATGTTAATTCAAGGGATTATGTCTTTACTGTTTCCAATTGAAACCCCTAAACCCCAAACTGCAGAAAGTAAAATAGATATGTCTAGTTATATTTTTACTAATTTAGAAAATAATGCAGTTCAGGGATTCCCAGTGCCATTGCTATATGGAGAGCTTCGAGTTGGCTCCAATGTTATTTCAACAAATGTCACTAGTGCAGATTTAGGATAATGGGTTTTTATAAGAATATATTTAAGAAAAAAGCAATTATTGCTGGTAGGAGTAAGGGAGCTTCACCTTCTTACTTGATGCCGCCAGACGGAAGTCAAACAAAGCAAGGGTATCAGATATATGAGGCGATAGATTTAATCTGTGAAGGCGAAGTCGAAGGTTTTGTCAATCAAGAGGGTAAAACTTTACAGGGGACAAGAGCCATGAAAAATTTTAACCAAGAGCAAAACGCTATTGGGAATGCCACTTTACCTATTGATCAAGGAATTTATTTTAATGATATAGCGCTAAGAGATGTCGATAATAATTCGACCCATTCTAAGTATAATCTTGAATTCAAATCAGGAAGAATTATGCAGGGTAATTCTTCTATCGTACATCATCCAGGAAAACTAACTAAATTATCGGTTCCGATTAAAGGTCCATATAATATGGCGGCCGTATACGAGACAAGGTACAGGTGGTGGGGCGAGTCCTATCAAGTTGTCGTTAATAATAATGGCGCTAGAACAGGTAGTGGAAGTAGAGACATAAGAACTGAAGGAACTTCAGCAAGAAATTTCGTCTCTTGGCAAAATTATGTACCGATAGAAAGAGCTGCTAAACCATATACATACACAAACTATGATAGAGATATAGATTCGATAGATATAGGTCTACAAATAGATGGATTAAGCGATACAAAATCATTTTCTACTAAAAGCGAAAATCAAGCGGGTAAAAGTAAAATGGGTACGCCACTGCCATTAACAATAACTTTTCAGGTCACAACTGGTAAAGCAGATAAAGATGGTATCGTAACAAGTTCTAATGCTCGCTTTACAGTTAGGCCAGGAAAGGGCAAAACAGTTGGAGATGGAAACGGAAGGGTGGCGGTTAGAGGAATTATTACAGCCCCATATACCATCACACTAGAAGGCATTCATCTACCTACGATGTCTGATAGTGACTTGTATAATTTTGTAAAGGTAGAGAAGGTACAGCATGAAACAATTTCTAATTTAATTAGAAGGGACGCTGGGGTAGGGACAGTAACAGAAAAATATCTCGATACATATTACTATCCTGGAAGTTGTTATGTAGCAAGCCAGATAGATTCTCAATATTTTCCACAAGTTCCAGCTAGGACGTTTAGACTTAAAGGCAAAAAAATAAAAATACCCTCTAATTATAACCCAACAAATGCTGATGGAACTGATAGGAGATTTTCAGATTTGCTACCAGCCTCATCGCAGGTTACTTCTTTTACGGTTTCAAATGACGATGGAGGGAATAATTCGAACGACGCTGTAGGAACTTTCGCCATAGATGGAGCTACCGAATTAGGTTCTAAAAAATGGATATCATCTTCAAACGGCCATACTATAAGAAAAGTACAAAATGACAATAATATCTTTGTTTGGGTTTATAGAGATAGCGATAACGATCCCTTTTTTGTTTCAGAGCGCATTCCAAATGCGACCACAACCTCTCAGAACTATCCGTGGCAAGTTTCCTCGAACTGGGCTCATTTTACAAATGGGCTCACCGAAATCGAGAGCTTTAATGAATTAATATTTTCTAATTTTGCGCCCACTGTAAATGGCAATATAGGACAGCAGATCTATTCAAATAATGGTCGATGGGATGGAAATTTTAAATACGCTTGGTCGGATAATCCAGCTTGGATATATTACGATCTTCTAACTAATAAAAGATATGGTTTGGGATCTTATTTACGGGATATAGACATTATAGATAAATGGACTCTATATGAAATAGGAATGTATTGCGATGCCGTAACAATGAATGACGGAAGCTATACTACCAATGATATGGGAGGCGCTGGTAAGTTTATCGGAGTGGACGACGGATTTGGTGGACTTGAGCCTAGGTTTAGTTGTAATATATTGATAAAAGATCAAACCAACGCTTTTGATGCTATTCAGAATTTAGCTAGATCATTTAGGGCGATGACATATTTTAATAATTCTTGCGTCTCAGTCAGGGTAGACAGACCATATCTTTTTGAAGACATTAATAACACTTCAAATCCAGTATCAGCTAAAAATAAATTCCCATCTCATCTAATATTTAATAATTTGAATATCAAAGATGGAATGTTTTCCTACGCAGATGTAGACAGGACAACAAAGTTATCGGCTGTAGAAGTTTCTTATTTAGATAAAAGAAATAATTTCACATCACAAACAGAATATGTAGAAGATCCTGAAGCTATAAAATATGTAGGATTGAATTTTAAACAAATAGAGGGAGTTGGAGTCACCTCAAAAGCTCAAGCTCACAGGTTGGCAAAATACATTTTATTTGAATCGCAAAATACTACAGAAACAATATCTTTTAATGCTGGATTTGAAGCTCTTTTAATACAACCAGGCGATATCATAAGAGTTGAAGATGAGATGAGAAATTTTACTCGAAACTATGGAACAGTTTTGGGCACAAGCGGAACCAGCAATTACAGTAACCCAGATCAATCTACAAATAATATAGGTCAAGGGCCGTCAGCTATAATAGTCGAACCAGCTATAGGGAGTGATTTAACTGACTATGTAACTGGAGGGAATATACATTTATATAATCCGATAGGTAAGTCTGGAATTGAAGATTTTTATAGAAATCCTAGTTCAAATAGCGAACTGTATAAGGAAATCCATAACCCGCAAATAATCTCTTTAAAAATAAAAGATACTAGTCCTGGTCAGACAAATGTTAGTTATGAAATTATAGATAGCGGTGTTGCTATATTTATAAACGGAGGAGATGGCCAATGGTTCTCAGAAAAAGATGCAAATATAAAACACGGAACGGTATATAATATTGATTCAAGTGGTAGAGACCCAAAATATTATAAAGTATTAAACATAGAAGAAGATAAAAATGCAGGGTTTAATGTATCAGCTACAATACACCATACTGGGAAATTTAAATTTGTAGAAGAAAATGTATCTTTTGATTTAGAGACAGGCACATTCCAACCGAATCTTAATGTAACAGAGGTAAGTAGGCCTAATCCACCACTTACTGTTAGTACACCCACCACCACCGCGGGCAGTAATAGATCTTTAAATCTAAATTTTACAGTAACTGACCCAGCTGACAAAGTACCAGACAAATATATAGTTATTTTAGAAGAGCCCGACTCTACTACGATTGTTAGCGAACATTTTAAAAGCAATAGCACTCAAACAAATATAGTATTGAGTGGGGATTCAAAAATAGACCAAATAGGAGATTATTCGATAAGTGTGTTTTCTGAGATAACGACCCCACTAATTAGTAGATCACTTCAAGGAGTTACGGTTGATTTTAGCACTCAAACAAGCGATTTTAATTTCAACGCCCAAGAAGCTTTTACTGAGTATTCAAATATTTTTATAGAAACAGATTTTAGTTCTACATTTAACAATGCGGCCGAGACTGGAGTTGCACAAAATTCTTTTTTTGAAAATGACAGCTCAATAAATGCAGTTGTCAATTTAGAATTTGAAGATATATTTGGGAATGTAGGAAATGAAGTATTAAACACTGTAACCTCACAAACCATAAACTTGTTAGATTCTCAAGGAAATTCTAAATCGGGTAATTTTAAAACGCTTGGCAGTGATAGTTCTTTCACAATAACTAATCGCGAACTTAATGAAGCGTTTCAGTATACTGGAGATTCAAAATATAGAATACCTGAATCTGTAAAATTTGAAGTTGATAGTTTCCAATTGGCCTCGGGCGCTACAAGTAAAAATATTACATTAAATGCTGGGTTTACAGAAAAACCTGCCGTATTTACTCAACAAAAAGTCAGCGGATCTTTCACGGAAATTGGATATAAACCACTAGGAAGAACTTCTGTAAGCTCTGATTCTTTTCTAGTCACTTCAGAGGGCAATAATTTTGAAACTAATTATTCGTATGTAGCTTCTCAAACTGGAAGATTTACTATTGATTCCAAAAGCATAGAGGTTGGGTTTGTAACAAAAAATAATACTTCGGCAAACCAGGAGGTACAATTCAGCCAAGCATTCTCATCGACACCTACTATTATTATACAACTACAAGACAGGGGTAGCAGTAGCAGCCAATCAAGATACTCTGAAACTTGTATAACTCAAGCGTCTGCCACTAAATTTTTCTTCAAAGCTTTTCAGGATGATAATAATGCTGCGGGCGGAGACGGTCAGTATGCATATATAGCTGTAGATGAATTGGCGTTCAATAACACTACGTCAAGCGACTTGCCTCAAGGAGTATTAAATTATGCGGCGACTGGAATTTCTAATTACTTTTTCAGGGATCCAATTTTAAATCAATTTAACGGTTCAGCAACTTCTGTTACAAATAGTAGGTATAACCACGATCAATACGCGGTTTTGTGCCAAAGGTCTGGAGTTGACACTGATCTAGATAACAAAACTTTTTTAGTTCACGAGATTGACGGTGAAAATAGATTACATCAACACATGCTTACAAGCGGACTTGATAATGGCATAAGAACCAGTGAAACCAATGGCGCGAACAATCATATTTTATTAACTGGAAATGATTTAAATGTAGGGACTTCTGATTTCACACTGTTTGCTTTTGTAAGATTTGACCCAGGCCTTAACGGTAAACAATACTTACTAGAATCTCATAAAAATGGAACTGGAATAGCTTGGTTCCAGTCTGGCGACGGAAAAAACTATGTAAATTTAAATGGAGTAGATTATTTAGCAGTTACTGGTAATGGGGGAGCATCATTAAATGATGGAAATATTCATTCGTTGCAGGTGTTTGTAGATAGAGACAATGGTTTAACTGGCTGGTCGCATACAAACCCAGCAGGTTCTTTATCCGTACAAAAAACAATTAATACAAGAATAATTGAACAATCTACTGGATTCTCTGTAGGCTCTTTAGGCTCAACTAACGTTGGGAGCGGAATGCCTCAAAATCCACACAGTTTTGATGGTAGCTATAGAGGAGGCGGAAACTCCTATCAACACATAGTATCATCAAATAGCACGGAAATAAACGCAAGTGGTTCTGAAAGTGTTTGGATTTTGGTAGATAATGATTCTTCTACCCCATACGCCCATACTCCAATAGCTTGGTCAGGAAGCGAAGTGGTATACTCCGATGTCACTGCTTTTAGGGTTAATAATACCGATGGAGGAGATGATGCAGACGATGGAGTAGGAAATTTTACCATAGATACTAGTAATCCCCCTGCCCCATTCGGTTCTAAAAAATGGAAAGATACTTCAAATGGACATTTTATAGAAAAAAGAGTCCGTCAAGGATTTCCTGGAGAATATGTTTGGGCTTATGGGGACTCAGACGATCAAGATCCATTTTTTGTTTCAGAAGTAATTCCAGGCGCAACCGCCAATTCCCAAGAATATCCTTGGGACGTTGATTCAAGATGGGCTCATTTTACAAATGGGAGCAACTTGCTGGAGGGTTTTGATACATTAACATTTTCTAATTTTAAAGATTCTCAAAACAATTTAACATCACATAGTCATCCTAAAAATGTTCAGAATTGGACTGGAGCAAAATTTTATACTGGACTCAGTGTATCTAATGTTGGGACTGGAATGAAAGATAACAGCCATGGCGATTTCGATGGCACATATACTGGACACGCTGATTTGTATGTTAATACAACAACTTCTGGACTAAGGATCAAGAAGACTGGGGCTAATAATACTTGGATATTATGTGATGATGATCCAGCTCATACTTATAAAGATCATAATGCAATTGCATGGTCTGGAGGACAAAATATAAGGTTCCCATGGAATGTAAGTACTTGGTCAGGAGGGTCCACAATAACAAATGGAATAATTACAGATAGTAGTGCTCCAGGATTCTCGCAGTTATTATCAGGAAAATATGCTGGAACTTCTGCTCCCCTCATCGGTGGACTAAGTCACGAAAGTTTCGACGCTCAAACAGGATTTAAAGTATTAGGGAATTCAGAATTACCTGGTAATGCTTTAACAAGTGGTCATGTAATCGAGCATATAGGATTATCAACTGGCAACGATATTACTGATAATTATATAACCAATCATCTTAGTAATCCAAGCCAAGCTAGAAATGGTTTAGATCATCAAGTAAGTACAAAATTTATATTAAATGTAAATGCTGAAAAATTCTCTGAAGATATTTCTACTAATAATACAGCTAGCGGAAGCATAGTAGGATCTGTAGAAAGATCTGAAGCAATAATAGACCGAGGGAAGAATGGTGATTTTAACTTTATACAAATAGGAGTAACAGGTACATTATGATATTTAATGAAATAGTTATAGGGCAACATCCAGCTGAGTCTGGTTATATATTAGAATGTCTTGTGAGAGGAAACGAAGATCCAAATGAATTTCCGATAGGATCGGGTAGACTTAAAGTAGAGTTTCCTAAATTTGACGTAACTGGATTAGAATTTCAAGGAAAAAATCTTTTATTTCTGCCTACAGGAGAAGAAGAAGAAACAAGGCTTATGGACAGTATAATTGTTCTAGAAAAAAATATAAATTTAAGGGCTTTCTTTTCTGGAGATTTAAATGAAATAGGTGATGGACTAGCTGTTCAAAATGTAAAAAATATAGATGTATACACTGGAGACGCCCCAGATTTTACGCCAGATACATTAGATTTTTCAAATCGGGTGGCAGAATTTCCTGTTACTTTAAGCGCTGGAGAACCATCTTTTGATATTAATATCACTGACACAGAAATAGATGGCAGAGTAGAAGAAAATCTTCACTACAAAGTAATTCCAACTGATTATCTAACCTTTGGAGAGGAGTCGGCTTCTGTAAGTGGGCTCATGTTTAGTGGGTTTGATAAATTTCCTAAAATAAATGAGGCAAATGTAACTAACAATCAGTTTTTAATATCTAGATCAAATGGAAATGATGCATTTGCGGGTGCGGGTGAGCTAGTAGAAATATTTACAGGATGTACTATAATAATTGATGGCACAATACCATTAGATTTTTATGGAACTTTTAGAATTAGAACAGCCCAGGAGATAAGAATATCTGGAGGGTATGATGCCGATGGAGCGCAAGTCACTCTACAAAGTACTATTCAAAACTTTCCCGTGAGTAATAATATGATTACAATAGATGCAAGTCCCGACAATGAATTTACCGAATTTGATATTGCCAACTTATTAGACGAGAATAATGAAAGGCAAGCATACATAGTAGGCGACTTATAATTCTTTTAAATACATGCTTTCGATATGTTTGTATTTTTTTCGAGTATATAGTCTCTTTAATTTGTCTGGCATTGAGTTCTCTAAATGAACCATACCTATTCTTTTGCACCCTATAGATTTTGCATAAGACTCATATTTATTAAGTAGTTTTAATCCAGCGCCCCTATGCTGTTCGTCTACATACCAAAAAGCCTCTGTAGCACAAAGGGCGCCATCTTCCAGAGCTGGCGTTATCAAAAATCCTAAAGCTCCTATAATCTTTCTTTCTTTTTCTAAAGCAAAAATTTTGCCCTTTTTAGATTTAATTAAATCTTTCCAAGCTGGAATCCAATTTTTTTTAAAACCATTTAAATCTTCTTTGTATGGTAATATTTTGTAAAAATTTTCTAAAACATTTCTTAGTTCCAGTAATTCAGAATCCGTTTTTGCTTCAAAAATCATAAAAGCTTTAAAAGCTTGCGGCATTCCTTGGCGGGAACATCTTTATAATCCGACCACTCTTTGATGACCTCTGGGTCATTAGTGTATGCGCCAGTCTTATACCACGCTCTAAGGCACCCTTTGAACGAATTGAAGTCTGTACCCGCTTTTTCTTTTAAAATGCCCTGTGGGCTAATATCTTTCGCTCCAGAGGATGATGGGGGAGCTACAATAGGAGACTTGTTTTTGGATGAGTCAATCTCGTCGGCCCCAACAATGTGAATACCCAGGAAATTACGAACAGTACGAACAAATGCACGATTTTCTGCAATACATTCTAAAAACTTAGCAGCAAATCCATTTGTATTATGTGTTGTGGCATTAGCTATAGAAGCAAAAGTTTGAGAGCAACTACTTTCGTAGTTTTCTATCCAATTTATCATACATTGGACAACAACACGACTATCTGAAGACTCTGTAACATCATAGGTTACATTATTAAAGCCACGAAGCTTTGCGAGCTCTTTGATTCCACCAAGCTTGATTAAAAGCTGGTTGTCTTCGAGGCCCTCGATAGAATCTGGAACTGGCATCTTGCGCATTTCAAAGTGATCCTTGTTGGGATACAAGTGTTCTGGGCTAATCATAGCTCGCCAGTTGACTGAACCATCTTTATTAAATTCATATTCAACGGACTCCAAAAGTCCGTGTTCGTTGCGTTTCCACAAATCTGGTCCGTATAATTTATTCTTCGACATATAGGTATAAGCTTTCTATTTCTGATTTTGAGATTTCATCGTATATGAATTTATTAGAATTGTCAAGCGTTTTAGAGGAAAATTCTGAACTAAATACTTTGCCATTAGAAATAAACTTTTTTCTAGAAAGAAATTTACATTCAGTATTCGGTGCATCCGTTACCTCAAGATCATTTTTTGGAACAACATTATAGTCAAAGTATTTTAAACTAACTTCAGAAACCATGTCTTTATCTTCAACTTGGATCGCGAATTTTACTTTGTTATTTTTTAATTTTTTAATAAAGTTCGTAAGATCTAAGTTTTTATGCTCTGCGGTGAAATTAAAAATTACTTGTTTTAAATTTGAGCAGGCATCGATAATGTCGTCATCTATAATTTGATCTAAGAAAAGATTTACATTTGAATGTTTGCACCAATTTATAATATGATCTTTATCAAAATGGATATCTGACTTGACGTTTATATTTTTATTTCTTAAATCCGAATGAGGAGAGAAAAAATTAGGGACAATTTCAACAATGTCTTGATTGTAATTGTAACCAATTCTTATAGTTTTAAACTTTATTTTTTCTTTAATGTTTAATTTATCTAAAACACTCTGGGCGATATTTTCCGCGAATATCTCATTAATCCTTTTTTTAGACTCTTGAAGAGAAAAAGAAGGTTTAATTGAAGAAAAGTCTGGGGCAATTATTTTAGAATATTTAGAGTTCATATTACTTGGGTATGAATTCGACAAAAGACAAACGGATGGTTTTTTATAAATATCTGAAATTACCATGAAATGGTTTGCAACGCCCAAATACAACTGCGAATTTTTAATTAAAAAATTATTTTGTTTAACGCTTTGGTTTTTATTGTCATGTATTTCAAGAATTTTTATTTTATGTTTTTCAAGAATTGGGTTCAACAACGGCATAACAATTCCCCAGTAATCATATTGATTGACTTGGATTGGATCGTCCTTAAAAAATGTTATATATTTTTCTTCTGGTACAGGGTGAAAATGCTCTGTAATTTTTGCTTTTCCTATTTTGACACCAAGGTCTTTTGCATAAACTTCTGATATACTACTCATATAATTTGTGATGTGTTTTATCTATTCCGTTGTGGTGATAATTAGGGAATTTTTGAGTGCCGAGAGAGGGCAAAAACGCTAATTCAAAATATCCTTTATGATTTCCGACTCCTTCTAAAAAATTAGAATTATCTATTGATTCAGAATATGGCAAAACTTTATGAACCTTGGGGTTGTCTTCTATATAAGGGAAGAAGATGGGTGCTGTAAAAACATAAATATCATGATCTTTATAAAGGTCTTGCAGGCTGTCAATTAAAGAATTAATGGCTAGTAAATCTACGGCTGATTGAGGAACAACAATAGCGATGCGCTTGCCTTCGTCCAAAAAATCTCCCAAGTCTTTGTTTTGATTGTCTTTGTCCCAATCAAAGTCATATTGTACCGAAGGCATTTCATCTATAATTTTTTCTAGTTTTTTGCCAATAGACTCTGTAGAGTAATTTTCAATAGTCCAGTCTCTGGCTTTTTTGCCAATTTCAAATCTTTTGTGTGGCTTTAGGTTATAAACTTTTTTGAGTTGTTTAGCTATACTAGATGGGTATGTTGAAGCTTTAATAAACTGAGTACCTGGCTCTCTGTATTCAGACCAATCAAGGGGGAAACTACCACATTCGGGGCCAGAAGAATCTTCTCCGCAAGAGTAGTTTGTGACTAGAGTTATAAGCTCAGTCATTTTTGCCTCAAATATGGGTATTTCCATGCCTCCACTGGTAAATGGGTGGCAATAAACATCCATGATATTGTAGATTTCATTCAACTGGGATTCATCTACTCCAGCCCTAGTATTTGTAGTATTGAAAGTCTTTTCGGAGCCGCAAAATGGGCAAGTTTTTTCTTGTCCGCAGAAAGGCGCTATCGCATAATTATTACAAGAAGAGCAAAAATAAGTAGTTAAAATATCTTCATTATTTATATTTTTTTCCTTTAAAAGTCTTGGGATGTCCCATCCTTCACCCCAATGAGTATGCAATAATAATTTAGCTTTCGGACATTCTTTTTTAAATATTTTAAAACCTTCGAGTAGATTGGGCACACTTTTTCTTAATTGATTTCTAAACACAAACCCAACAATAAATTCATCAGAAAGGTTAAATTTGGATCTTAATTTTTGCTTATCATCGTTACTGACTTTATAAAAATCTTCGGTGTTGACGGTGCCATGCAAGGTATTGACATGGCTGTGCCCTAATTTTTTCATATCTTTTTCTGCAAAAGATGCCCAAACATAAAAATTTTTAGTCTTAGGGGCGGCATCCAGCGCTTGCTGAAGTATTGGTTGACTGTCAAGAGTAGTCCAAATCATATTATTGATTTTATCCCACCAGGGCTTTTCCCAATAATTTGCAAAGGCCCAAATATCTTCACATCCTATATAAACATCTGGCTTATATTCTTTGATGGCCTCATCAATAGTATAACTACCGTACGAGCCCATTCTAGATTTTTGTTGATCGGAATTCATTTCCCTCAATAAGTCTGGGTTATTCGGCAAAGAGCCTTGTGCTTCCCAGGGTCTTAATGAAAGAGATGGGTGACCCCATTGCATACCATTTGCAAATTCAACAATTTTATATTTATTGGTCTTGTGCAAATAACGCAAAATATTTTTTGCATTTTTACCAAATCCAGTAAAGGCTTTGGCTGAATTAGAGTGAAAAAGAATCTTTTTCATTAATAATTAAAGTACTTAAACAAGAAAAGATCAAACAATCCTTTGAGAGTTCTAGCTTCTGCTATCTCTACACCCATTCCAAATTTTAACGTAGAATTTTTAACAACACTAAAAGAAAAAGCTTTTTGCCCATTCTTTTTTGTATAAGGTTTAAATGATATTTGAGTTTTATCATCATTATAACTGTGATAAGCCGAAAACTCTACATAATTTTCGATTGCGTTTAACATGCCGCCAATTTCATTTTCCCCTAACTTAAAGTAGATGTTCTTTTCTGGGTCTTTGGCGTTGGCGCTAAAAGATCCCGTTTTCTTTTGAGAATCCCAGCTAGCCTGTTTAATTGACTGTACTAAGAATGAAGGTTTTTGGCTATTACCATCTTTGTCTTTTTCAACAATCTTGAAAGAAAATGCACATCCAGAATTAAAAGAATTTGGCTTATAAATATCGTGTTGCTTATGACTCATGCAGGATTATAATGCAATAATCATGATATTCTATTATTTTATATAACTTAATCTGAGTCTTCGTTATAATCTTCTATCGCTGTATTAGAGTAGTCTTCATCCACCTCTTCTTCATCCACAATGCCTGAGATTTCTTTTAATTCATCCAAATCATAAGTTTTAATTGTTGGAACAACGGTGTAGAATAATTTATCAAAACTTTCAGTATAATCAGCGAAACGCTTTTCGATAGTCGGTTTGAGATTATGATACAATTCAATATAATTAATTAGGTCTGATGACCTATAAAAAGCTCCGTAAGCGTTAAAATGAAAGAGTATCCTGTGAAATAAGTCTTGAAATAGTAAAAATCGATTTGTTTCTTTTTTTTCTTCGTACCGATTTAAAAAATCTTGGAAAGATAAATGCTTGAGTAAGTTAGAAGAGGAATAATACTTTTCTAAAAATAATGCGATGTCTTTAGATGACTTGAATAGCATTAAGTTGTTGATAACTTTCAACAAACTATAGTAGATGTCCGCTTTGTGGGAATGCTCAAAATTAATAAACTTTATATATTCTGATTGAAACAAAATATTGCTTTTTTTTAAATTAGAATGACATAAAACGGTTATATCTTCGGAGTAACTTTCTTCTAAAACACTTTTAAGTCTTGAAAAAATAATTTTGACATCATCCAAATTCAAATCTGTCATTTTTTCGAAAAGAGATTTTTCTTTTTCGTCAGAACTTTCAAAAAGCTCGATTATCGATTCATTCTGAGAAAATTTATCTTCAAAAGATATTAGCCCCGAAGTGTCGGATTCGTGCACAAAGTCTAAATTGCATGTAAAAGTTCCCATATTATATACGAGATCGTCTATACCTATAGAATCAAAATCTATACCATTTTCCCAAGATGTGAGAAGAAACTCGATTCCAGCATCTTGATCATTTGTGTAATTTATAACCTTAGTCGAGACTAAATCACTAACAGAATCTAAAGATTTTTTTTCAGTAGAAAGTTTTTCATTGTCTGGGTCTAAGCTAATTTTTAAGAGATATTTTTTATCTTCATTTAAAAAAGAATAGCTCTCATAGAAAAAATTTGAGCTAATTAATTCTATGGTTTCTTCTGATTGTTTAAGGTCTGTAAATATATCTTCAAGATATGATCTAATCAACTCTTCCTCAAATTCAGATATTTCATCGTCTCTTTGGTCGGGCCTAGTGTCGACCGTAAACAAATTTCCTATATATGCTTCCTTTTCTTTAGTGGCCATAGATAGAGTATATTACACAAAAAAGGCGGTATTTCTACCGCCCTAGTTTATTAGATACTGACTGTACCCATCTTGAGCCCAGTTAGACTAGTTTTGGCAAACTTCCGCCTAATACCAGCATTTCGGTCGTGAATGACCACATAACTAGGTGTCTCATTAACGAACTGAGCATTATAACTAGCTCCGTCCTTTGTCCGAAGGCCAAAGAATCGGCCCCCGCTCTGCTTCATTGTTTTTACGATACGATTTGTTTTTCTCATAATTAATTATTAAAATCCTATTTTACCTGATAATGGAACATTTTTACCGCTTCTAATGTTTTCTTTAGAAGTATTTAATTTATATGCAAATATATCATATATTAATTCAATGTCAACAGGAAAAACCTTGTTTTCAAGACTTTTTCCCCATTTTTCTATTATTTTAGCGTAAGTTTTTTGAAACTTGGCGTATTGGGCGGTTTCTTGAAATTTAGCATCCATTAACTTTGGTTCCATATTTTTAGCTTTTTGCGGGCGAATAAAATTTATTTTTTTGCTCCTAGCCCCAGACTCATCCAAAACATCAAAAGCCTTGTCTGGAAATTTTTTATTTGTTAAATAAATATCACAAAGATCTATTATTTTAGCAAGCACATCTTCTTTGTACTCAACTTGATGGAATTTTTCATAAGATTTTTTCGCGACTTTAATTAATTCAAAAGTTTCTTCTTTGGTCGGCTCTTTAATATCAATCTTTTCAAAACGACGATTTAAGGCAGAATCTTTTTTAAAAAATCTTTCGTATTCTTCTTTAGTGGTAGCCCCAACACATGAAATATCGCCCCTAGATAGGGCTGGCTTCATTATGTTCGCAAAGTCTAAGCCCCCGCCGTCTGAGCCTCCTCCAGCGCCAATTATATTATGGACTTCGTCAATAAAAAGAATGTAATGATTATCTGATGATAGCTGATCTAGAATTTTTTTTAGTTTTTCTTCCATCTGTCCTCTGTATATAGTACCAGCAAGAACCGAAGCTAAGTCCAGTGATAGTATTTTTTTATGCAAGAGTAAATCTGGGCATTGCCTTTTTAATGTTTTTTCAGCCATGCCCTCTACAATGGCAGTTTTGCCAACCCCAGCTTCTCCTACTAGAATTACATTGCTTTTATTTTTTTTCAAAAGAACTTCAAAGATTCTATCTATTTCTTCATCTCTGCCAAAAATTTCAAAATCTCCTCTTTCACTGATTTTTTCATTTAAGTCTTCGCACCAATCTGAAATGTCAGATGTGGGTTCGTTGTTCGGCTTTTTATTTGATTGATTTGATGCTACTAACTCTTTTGGTGTCCCATTTTTTATAGTATTTTTTAGATCCTTGTTGATTTTTTCTAAATCGACATCAAGAGAAAGCAGAAAATCGCATATCTCTTCTCGAGTACTGAGTATTACTAACAGTATATGATCTATGCCTACAAATTCGTCCTTTAATTTCGAAGATAACTTAACAGAGTCTTCTAAAATGTTTTGTATTTCTTTGGAATATATTTTATGTTTTCGCTTGGGCTCTTTGTAGCAAGTTAGAGCGTACTCAATACTTTTTTTAATCCCTTCTTTAATAATTCCATTAGAACTAAATACGTGATCTATATTATTGTGATTAAAATTTAATATTGAAAGTATAAGATGCAAATCTATTACTTTTAAGTGACCAAATGTTTCAGCCACAAACTCAGAATCCTTTAAGGATTTTTTTGCTGAAGGGGTTAAATTAAATTTTGATAAATCCATTACTTTATTTCTGATAGTTTTCTATAAATTTTCTCATCAAGGATTGTAAGCTTTTCTCCAAAGATCACATCGTCACCTTTACTTCCATAAACAAAAACGATCTCCCCTTCTTTGGGTTTTTTGCCCCCATTGTTTAAGTAGTTATCTAGCGTAGAAGATCTTCTATTATTCATAAGCATAAAATTAACCTTGCCGAAGTCGTCTTGGACTTCTGCTCTCATGTATTTATTACCACTTCTGCTTGTTCTTGAAATGCAATCTGTGACCACTCCTACAAATTTAACTCTATCATGATCGGCTATAGATTTCATTTCTAAGCTATTGTAAAGGTTGCCAGAGTTTTTAAAAACTTTTTTAATTTCTGTAGAGTGACTATATCCTAGATACTTTCTCTCAAAGAACCAGTTGGCAAACTCAAGGTGATTTTTATTTTTTTCATATATATCCTTGTAGCCCTTATATTTCTTTTTAAATGTTTGGAAGCGTGATGGCTTCATAATTGGCCTGCCATCATCGGCCACTAAAGAATCCTTTATGATTGCTTGGATAGTATTAAGAACATCATAATTATACTCTTCTCCGATTTGAATAATGTTTCTCTTCTCTCTGTCAGTAAGTATGTTAAAGGACTGAGCCTCTAAGACTAGGCGACAGCGATTAGGTAACGATGAATTTGTTTCGCAAAAAGAGTCCATTGTCCCGCCTTGAATCAGCCCAGAAAGTACGCCAATATTAATGCCTGACTGCTTGGCATTGGTAAATATATCATACTTATTTTGATTAGTCTCTTGAGCTTTTCTAAAATCAACTAAGTTCTCTAGAGTCTTCTCAGATACCCCTTTAACGCTGTTAACTCCGTATCTAATGTTGCGACCCTCAATGCCAAAGTTAATATCTGACTTGGACAAATCTGGTGGCAGAAGCTTTATATCAAACTGGCACAACTCTTGACTGATAAGAGCAATCTCTGCATGAGAGTCTGGCTCATGCTTAGTCATTTTAAGCAAAGATAGAAAGAACTCTTGTGGATGCTTAAACTTTAGGTAAGTTGTAATTGCCGCGAGAATAGCATAACTAATTGAGTGCGACTTATTAAAAGAGTAATTCGCTGAATCTTCTGCGACCTTCCATAAAACTTCGCCGACTTCTTTATCTAAATTTTTCTCTTCGACTTTTTGCTCAATCTTAGCTTTCCAAGCTGGCATTTGATCTACCTTCTTTTTACCCACAATTCTGCGGAGCTGTTCTGACTCATCAAGAGTAAATCCGACCTTAACGGCCATCTTCATTAACTGCTCTTGATATAGGGGGATACCGCCAGTATAAGAGAGGATATCGTCAAAGAATTCATTAACTGACTGGAATCTAGAGGTACTTGCATAGTCAGCATATACATCCAGATAGTCAAGTGCACCAGGGCGAGCAATCGCAACCACAGCAGACAACTCCTCCAGGTTTTTAGGAGCGATTTTTTTACAGACCTTAAAGTTTGTATCCGCTTCAATCTGGAACAAACCCTTTGGTGCCTCAATGAATTTGAAGTTTTCATATATTTCTGG